AGAGGTTGCGCCTGACTATAACGGCGTGATCTCTCAAGGTCTGGTGAAGGCTGCGCGGGATGGTTTTAACACAATGCGCCTGTTAGGGCAGACATTAGGTAAGAGCAAGAATCCTGCAACACTTCCGATTGGTTCAGGCAACGAAGATACGTTGTTTGGCTTTCCCGGACATTTTTACCCAGAGTCTGAAGAAGAAATATTGGCCGAATCTACTGGCGCGATAGGATTGGAGCTAAATACAAATGGTTGATAGATCGCAGGGCAGGAAGAAGTCAGATTTTGTTGCGAAGACTTCGGTAGACGCTGGCGCGTTTATGGACTACTTCGTAAACGGCACAAACTACAAGATCAGTTACGCTAACTTCGTTGGCGGTCTCGGTGTTACAGGCTCTATCACGCAAACTGGTGCGGCTACTGGTATTGCAGTCTTAGACATAGATGGCTCAGTAAACAAGATCAGGAACATCGAGAGCGGCGCTGGGATATTGGCTAGCGTATCTTCCCAAAACGGTGTAGAGCTAAAGCATAACTTTTCCGCTGATTCTACTGGTAGACCTCTGCTCCTAAACACTACTGACGCTACTCCTGATATAGCCAGTATTGTTGGTGGTGATGGGATAACCGCTACTTCAACAAGTAACTACGTCACGTTATCAGCAGATGCTCTGCCGTATGCTCAGGTGCATATTCAGGGTAACTCTACCGCAACGACCATTGGAACGGCAGGAACGCCAGTTAAAGCCGCAGGCACGTTTACGGTGGGTATACAGTCAGGTTTTACCGGAGATACTACTGGCAAGATTGTCTACAACGGAACAACGACTAGAGTAGTTGCTGTCCACGTTACCGCTACTATTAAGCCTGCGTCTGCAAACAATCAAGACTTGTTTATACAGATTGCCAAGAATGGCACGGTAGAGGCTGGATCTAAAATCGTTAGAGAAGTAGACACGGCGCAAACGGCAAACTGCTCTACGTTTTTCAATGTGTCCTTAGCTCAAAATGATTACGTTGAATTGTATGTTGGTAACGCGACCAGCACAGATAATGTGGTAGTTACTGATGCAATTCTTGGATTAGTTAATTAATGCCAAAAGTCATCCTGCCAATAGCTAACGGGTACTATGAGAGCGATTCTCTGCCGATATCAGCGCAGGAATGCACTAACTTATACCCAAACATAGCTCAGGCTCCTGCGTTGAATCAGGAGACTCTCTTCGGCACTCCCGGACTTACTCAGGTTGCTAGCGCAAGTGAATTAAACAACTGCCGCGGCGCTCATGAAATGAATGGTGTGCCTTACTTTCTGATCGGCAGTCACCTGTACAGTATGGCAGAGGACTACACTCTTACGACAAGAAGCAATGTGGCGATAGGTGGTAGTGGCAGGGTGTCAATGGCTGACAACGGAACGCAGTTATTACTGTTGGTTCCGGGCGGTGCTGGATACATCTACAATCACGTTGCTAATACTTTTGCTCAGATTACTGATTCTGATTTTACGGCTAACGGTAATCCGCAGCAGGTTGTTTTTATTGACGGGTTTTTCTGCCTAACGACAGACACCAAGAAGTTTATTGTCAGCGCATTGAATGATGGTTTGGCGTATAACGCGCTAGACTTCGGCACTGCAGAGTCGGACCCAGATGAAATCGTTGCTCCGATAGTTTTCAAGAACCAGCTATTTATCGGCGGTTCGCAGACGATAGAAGCATTTCAGAACATTGGCGGCGCTGACTTTCCGTTCCAGCGCACAGGGTTGTTCCTGAGTAAAGGTATATCTAGCCCGTTTAGCATTCAGTCTATTCAAGATACGTTTGTGTTTGTTGGTGCTGGTGCGAATGAGTCGCCTGCGATCTGGGCGCTAAACGGTAACAGTGTAGCCAAGATATCTACCACTGCGATAGACAAAGAGCTAAGTGCTCTTACTGAGGCCCAGATACTTGATATATATAGCTGGTCATACGCAGAAAAAGGTGCGTATTTTGTTGGCTTTGCGCTACCCGGCACTACGTTGGTTTATGACACGATCAGCAAGCGATGGCATGAAAGGAAGTCATTTGTTGATGGCGCTCTAGGTGCGTATCGGGTAAACGCTTTGGTCCGTGCATACAATCAATTGTGGGCTGGCGATCTGGTAGATGGAAGGGTTGGCCTGTTAGGCCAGAATGTGTACACAGAATATAACACTGAGATTCGCAGAACTATCGTAACTCAGCCGTTTCAAAGCAATATGCAGTCGTTTGTGCTGCCAGAGCTAGAGCTTACAGTTGAAAGCGGTGTAGGTAATTCGTCTGCTGTGGACCCGAAAGTGGGATTAGAGCGGTCTGTAGATGGTAAAATATGGTCAGATGCTAGATACCGCAGCATTGGTAAGGTTGGCGAGTACAACCGCAGGGTGATATGGAACCGAAACGGCAGGGCTTCACGATTTGAGCTTTTTAGGTTTACGATGAGTGAGCCTGTAAAGCCAGTATTTATACAGATGACTGCTGACATTGTGGCAACGCAATGAGCTATAAGCTAAACGCGGCTCAGCCGATAGTTGATGCTAATGGCACGATGGAGCAGCCATTCAGGCAGTTTACGCAGGAAGCGGCTTTATCTATACCGATAACGGGTGCAGGAAGCCCAGAGGGTGTAGTTGAAGCGGTACAATTTAGTTTATATCTCGACACCACTGGAAGCGCGGGATCAATTCAATACAGAAAAATGCAGCCTGAGATCGGTGGTGACCGAAGTAAGGGTTGGATAGCGGTTTAGGAGAACACAGATGCCAGTACCATTATTAGCGGTAGCAGGAAGCCTTGCGGGCGCGGCGGCGGGAGCGTATGGCGCTAGGCAGGCAAGAAAAGCTGCAGAAGGCCAAACAGAATCTTCAGAACGTATGCGCCGTGAGGCTATGCAGGCCATTCAGAACTTCGGTCAAGAGGCGTTAGAGCCATTAGCTCCAGCATATCAAAGGTCTCAGGACATCCGGCAAGAGAGCGCAAACAGGGCGCTAGCTTTGGCTGGTTCTATGTTTAGACCACAGCTAGAGCAATTCCGGGAAGGTAACTATATGGCTCAGCAGCGAATCGCTGAGGCGGTTCCTTTTCGTATGTCAGCTCTTCTTGGAACTGGTTCATTGGGATATATGCCGCAGGCTCAGAATGTTGGCGGTCAGTTAGATTATTCAGTGCTAGCGCCTTTGGGAGTGGTCAACACAGCAGATCAAGCTCCTCCAGTGCAGATGCAGTTTACTCCTGTTCCGGGCGGTCAGGGACAAGCCACACAACAAGCAGCCGCGCCAGTTGATCAAATGCAACAAGCAATGCTGACATTCCAAAGCGATGGGCAGATACCGTTATGATGAGAGGCAAGCGAGAAGATACAGAGGGCGTAAGAGAAGCCGAGTTTATTGTTCTCGATTTCATAAAGTCTACGCCAAATGCCACGGTCCCAGAGATCGCTAGGCTTATTGATGATGTCGGCGCTGATCTTAATTACATTGCAAATGTGATGGGTGTTGATCCAGCGGTTGCGAGACAGGCTTATGATCAGGTTATAACTGATGCGCCTCCTATCCAGCAGGTTATTGAGAAGCAGGTCCAATCTGAACCTGTTAATACTCCTACTCGGCCACTTGATAAGGTGATAGATACATCTCGCCCAGCATTTACACAAGAAGATATAAACAGGGCTGTAGGTGAGCTATCAAGCGGTGCGAAGACTCCACAGCAGGTTGCTCAAGAATATGGCGTTAGCGTTGATTACGTTAACAACAATCTTGGCAGAATACAGAGTCAGGTGTTTGATGATTTAGCGTCTGGAGCAACAACCGCTCAACAGGTAGCTGACCAGTATGGTTTAGGGCTTGATTTTGTGAACAGCGCGTTTGATCGCATGAGAGCAGAAAGAGTGCCGCCTCCTGCTACACAGGCGGCTGTAACGCCTCCTCCTCCTCCTGTAACTCCTCCTCCGGTTGTTTCGCAACCTCCTGCAGTTGCGCCGCCTCCGGTTGTTTCGCCTCCCGTGACCACGGTCCCGGATGCAAACAATCCCAACCTTTTAAGAAACGCACAAACAGGCGGTATGGCTGGCCCACAGCTACCAGTAGGTTTGGCAGCAGCAGAACAAGCTGCGTTAGGCGGCGCAGGAAGGGCTACAGGGCTTTTGGGAACTACCGCAGGCGCAGCAGGCAGAGAGCTGACCGCTGGCACACTGGGCGGCATAGGAGCGCTCAGAGGCGGTATAGGCCAAGCCAGACAAGATATCATGCAGGGTACTCAAACAGGCATAGGCGCTCTCCAGCAAGCTCTGGGAGGCGCTAGGGCTGACATTGAGTCAGGATTCCAGCGAGCAGAGGGTATGTTTGATCCATACGCTCAGGCTGGTGGTCAGGCGCTACAACAGCAACTGGCGCTCTCTGGCGCTTTGGGACAAGAAGCATTTCAGCAGGCTTATCAGGAAAGCCCACAGATGCAATTCCTGCGAGAGCAGGGTGAGCAGGCAGCCCTCCGCACCGCAGCCGCTAGAGGCGGCGTGGGTGGTGGTAATGTCATGAAAGAGCTTGCCCGGTACGGTACAGGGCTGGCTTCTCAAGACTTACAAAATCAGATAGGTAATCTTCAAGCGCTGTCAGCTCAAGGGCTTGGCGCCAGAGGCAGTGCTGCTAATATCGCCACAGGCGGCGCTCAGCAATTAGCTAATCTGGGTGTGCTTGGCGGGACCACAGAGATGCAGGCAGCTACACAACAAGGTACGCAGCTGGCTAACTTAGCGCAGCAGTTGGGTGTCAGCGAAGCTGATTTACGAACTGGGCTAGGTGCAGGCCGATCCAATATTGCGTTAGGCATAGGTACTCGCGCAGCCGACCTTGCTGCTCAGACAGGGCTTAACGTAGCAGGAATGAGGACTCGCGCAGGCGAACAGTTAGATAGAATGATTGGCACAACATCATCTCAGCTTGCTGATCTACAGCAGGCTCAGGGCGCTGGCACGGCTCCTATGATTGCAGCCCAAACCAACTACATGAACCAGTTACAGCAGTCAGCAGCAGCAGGTGATGCGGCAGCACAGACTGAGTTAGCGGTATTACAGGCCAACATTAATCAAGGTATAGCTAGTAACTTGGCAGGCGTACCAGCAGCACAGTTTGTTCCTCCTCCAAACGCAGCAGGAAGCATACTGCAAGGCGCTGCATTGGGTTATGAGTTTGGGCAAGGGCTAACTCCTTCAACGCAACCACAAACGACTTACCCAGTATCTAATATGACCCAGATGACAGGAACTGCTCCGGCTGGATATCAAGCTTATAACCCGTTTGGCATATCAAGGATAACGTAGGATAAATAAATGGCTGACAATTCATCACTACTAGGCGGCAGAATGCCAATGCAACAGCGTAGGACAGATGTTCCTACCCTGCTTAGAGGATTGGGCGCGGCTGCTACAGGGCAAGTCCCGCAGTTTCGGCAGCAGATGCGAGCTGAAGAGCAACAGAGAATGCAGAATGTTATGGGCGGCTTGCAGCTAGAAGATGCGCTAACAAAGTCTGCTGCTCAGGATGCTCTCAGAATACAGCAGTTGGCTAAAACCGGAGACACCAGACAGGCAATGGATATTCTTGGTGATCGGGTGCAATTGCTGCAACAAATAGGAGCAGACACTACATCTACAATGCGCTTAGCAGATAGCCTGATGTCTGGAGGTTTTGATGCCATTTTGCCGCAGATTGACTCTACGGTAGAAATGGGTGTCAGGACGGGAATGATTGAGCCGTTTGGCGGTCAAGTACCTTCAACATTTAGATCATTGCAATTGCAGGCAGAAGCCGCTGGATTAACACCGGGAACTCCTGACTATCAGGAATTCATGAGCTACAGAGGTTTTGAGGGCAGGATGGGTGCTGCAAAAACCATCAACTACAAGGATGGAACATTTGTCACCAAGCCTAGAGTTGGGCCTCCTGAAGTTTATGATAGAACTGGTATGTTGATAACTGACGCCGCTGAAAAGCAGCGTGTTCTTGATGCCGCAATACAGTCAGGAATTGTATACGAGTCTGATGTGGCTACCGGAGTAGAGAGAGCTAAAGGTGCAGTTGAATCTGCAAGAGGCTTGATTGACAGAGCTGTTGCGGCAGCAGATTCAACAGCGGTCTTGAAGAGATCTCTTGATCTGCTTGATCGTGTTGATACTGGAACTTTCGCTGATTTCAAGTTGGCTGTTACAGACTTTTTTGATGTTACTGGCGCAGATGCTGGTGAGTTATCTCAAAATTTGAGCCGAGCCGTGCTTAGTCAATTAAGAGAAACTTTTGGTGCAGCATTTACAGAAGATGAAGGGCGCAGATTGGAGAGCATATCTGCTCGATTTTCTCAGAATAACGAAGTAAACAGAAGCCTTCTTAGGCAGGCGTTAGCCATTGCAGAAAACACTGCAAGAAGAGGCATACAGCGAGCCAGAGAAGAGGGCGACGAAGCAACAGCGCAAGATATCGAAGATTTGTTAGCGTTTGACCTAAGCGCGGCAATGTCATCGGTTCAGCAGCCTGCGGGAGCGCCTGCGGGAGCGCCTGCTGGCCCGCGAGTCATACGATTTGACGAAAACGGCAACCCAATACCGGACTAGGAAATGGAAGAAGATATTATCGCAGAATTGCCAGACGGGCGTATTTTACAGTTTCCTCCAAATACGAGTCCTGAAGTTATTCAAGCCGCAGTCAAGCGCGAGCTGGGCATAACTGATGCGCCTGAGCAGCCTCGAATTGGCCCGACAGGAAGAGCATTCCTCGGAGCTACGGAAAGAGGTTTAGAGGCTCTTGCAACTAGCGAAGGCCCGCGCATGCAAAATGTACGAGAGGCTTTTGGCGCTACGTTAAGAGGCGAGCAGACACCACGAGAAGCAATATTGCAAGCCGGAAGTCAGGTTCCGGCCTATCTTGGTGATCTTATAGGAGAAGGTCTTGGGTATGTTGGAAGAGGCGTGTCTGCCATAACTCCAGACGTTTTGGAAGATGAGGTAATCAATCAGCTAGGCATATTTATGGATCAACCTCTTATGAGATATGGTATGCAGGCGCTTGGCTCAGGGATGGAGCAATATCAGCAATTTGCTCAGGAATATCCAAGAGCCGCAAGAAATATAGAAGCTCTAGCAAACATTGGTTTTGTTGGAGGAGGCGGCAAAGTTGCTAAAGAACAAGGAGGCAGGCTCCTCGCAGATGTCGGAACAGTTGCAGCCGAAGAAGCTGGCAGGATTAGAAGAACCGTTCAAACTCCAGCAAGAAGGCAGGCGGCGCAAGACATTGAGAGCGGAGGCATAGAAGCGATTAATGTCAGAACCGCTCCATACAGGCTAGAGGAAGCTCCATCTGGAGCTACTACAACAGTTGGCCCAGAAGGCCCGGTTCAACCAAGACCGCAGATGCAAGCAGTTGTTAGTCCTCCACAAACAGCTGCTTTAAGAAGCGGATGGGATGAAGGATTGGTAGCAATGATAAGAGAGTCTAGTCCTCAAGACAGGCGAAATATGCTTGAGTCTATGACTAGAATGGAAAGAGGCCGCCAAGACACTAGATCAAAAATGCTTGATAGAAGCACAGATATAGCTGGTCAGTCTATGCTAGACAGATACAAATCGGTGTTGAAAGCTAACAGGCAAGCAGGTCAAAGTATTGGCCGTTATGCAAGAAATAACCTAAAAGGAAATCGTGTTGATTTTGGCTCTGCTATAGATAACTTTGTTGGCGCACTAGATGAGATTGGAGTAACAGTAAAGCCTGATTTAACTTTAGATTTCTCCGCTGCGGATATTGCTGGCATTTCTGGCGCGGAACGTGTCTTGAAAAATATTGTGAAAAGGATGTCTCAAGGAAGAAACATAGACGCCTATGAGATTCACAAAATGAAGAAATATATTGATGAGCTTGTTACTTATGGTACGCAAAATTTGCAAAAGCCATTGACAGGCGAAACATTAAATATAGTCAAAGGATTGCGGCGTGACCTAAATGAAGTTTTAAGTGAAAATTTTGAAGGATATAGGGCTGCAAATCAGCAGTATGCTGAAACTATAGACGCGCTTGATAACTTCAAGGACGCAATGGGAACTGTTAATTATGATAGCTCAAGTGCTGCTAGGGCATTAGGTACTAGATTGCGAGGACTTGGATCAAATGCTCAATATAGAGCCCTTCTGCTTGACTCGATAGATGAAATGCAATCTCTTGCAAATAAATATGGCGGTGAGTTTGATGATGATGTGATCAATCAGACGGCCTTTACAATAGAGCTAGATAAAATGTTTGGCACAGAGGCTCCAACTAGCTTTTCGGGTCAAATTGGTGAAGCTGTTGGTCAGTCTCAGAGTAGAGCGGGCGCATACGCAAATGTTGCAAGGGCAACGGCTAGAAGAGCCGCAGATGCAGCTCTGGGCAGGGACGAGCAATCCCAAATTAGGGCAATGAGAGAGCTTCTGCTTAGCTTCGATCAGATATAGGTAACGAATAATGGCTAGATTTGGCGAGATAAACGCACAATACTTTGATGACGCAGGCGATCCTCTAAGCAGCGGTAAGATATATTTCTACGAGACAGGTACAACTACTCTCAAAGATACCTTCAGCGACATCAACCAGACTATCGCTAATACCAACCCGGTCATCTTAACTGCGGCTGGTAGGCAACCAAACATATTCTT